TACGGGTCTAAAAGGTGCGTTGGCAGATAGCACCAAAGATCTGGACGAGTTTATCGAAAGAACAAGGGAGCAAGCAACTGAGTTAGGTACGCTTACTGCCGCGCAAAAAGCGTTTGATGAAGCCGCAAAGCAAGCAAAGATAACAAAGCTGACTGAAGATCAAGCGGCTCTCAACGAAACGGTCGCTGAAGCTGAAAGAAGATTAAGCATATTAAACCGTGAGATCAATAAACAAACTGCCGCAATGGCACAGTTTGGTGAGGGAGCGGCTGAAAACGACACCACACTGATTGCCTTAAATAAAGAGTTAGAACGACAAGAACAGAATTTGATAGGCAATAAAAATGAGCTTGATAACACTACTGGTGCTTTGAATGAACTAAAAGATGGAACTAATAGTGCTGTCGAGGCAGAGAAAAAACGCATTGAGTCTATAAATGAAATAATTTCAGCATCAGCAGAAGAAGCGGCTGCAATCGGCAAGACGGCCAGAGAGCAAGCTATCGCTAAAGCTATGACTGAGAGCGCTAATGAGACGCAGATTGCGGCTATAAATCACATTTACGATCTGATTGAGGCTCGGACAGAAGAAGAAAAGGCCATAAAAGAAGCCGAGAAGGCGGAGAAAAAGCGTCAAGAAACTGTAGATGGCATGATCAAGACTGCCGCCACGCAGGCGAGCACGATTGGTATGACTAAGCGTGAGCTAGATGTCTACAAAGCAACTCTACAAGGTGCATCTGCTCAAGAGATTGCCTCGTTAAATGCTTTACATGACATTATTGATGCAAGAAAAAGTCTTACTGATGAGTTAAAAGCACAGAAAGAGGCACAGAAAGAGCTTAAGAACGAAGAAATAGACGCCTTCACTAAGGGCATAAATACTGTTTTAGGTCTTATAGAAGATCCGACATTAGCCGCACGTACTCAAGCTCAAGAGCGTATCAACATCGCTGATGAGATGGTCACTCGTGGCATCCTTAGTGAACAGCAATACGCTGAAGCTGTGCTTAAGATTCATGAGGAATTACACAATAAGCTGGCTGTTATTAAAGGCACCAGCGGACAAGGGCCTGATCGAACGATTGTAGATATTGGTACTGACTTTGACGCTCTACTAGAAAGCCAGAAGACAGAAATAGATCTGTTCAGAGAGCATCAACAGGCTAAGTTAGACCTCATTACAGAGCATGAAAATGCAGTAAATGATGTCATGATCGATTACGGCGAATTACGCAAGCAGATAAATGACGAGACAAATGCCTATATGGAAGCTGGCAATCTTGCTGCTATGTCTGCCGTTATTGGGTCGGCACAACAGCAAGTAAACACATTGTCAGGCTTTTTCGATCAAGCAAGTGGAATCGGCAAAGCATTCTATCTGGTGTCACAGGCTATGGCGGCTGGTAACGCTGTGATTCAAGGCTACTTAACGTCAGCGGCAATCAAGACAGCCTATGCAGGTATGGCGGCGACGGCGGGTCCTGGTGCGCCTGCAATTTTAGCTGCTGGTGAGGCTCACGCGGCGGCGGCTATTGGTATGGGTTTTGCCACTGCGGCGGCTATTGCGGGTCAAACCGTAGCGTCGTTTGAAGGCGGTGGTATGACATTTAACGGCGTCAGGTCTGGTGGTATGGATGGCAGAGGTGGTCGTCTTGCTATGGTCCACCCAAACGAAAAGATCACCGATATGCAGAAAGGAAATCACTCAGATCAGCCTGTAAATGTTAATATCAATATCCAAGCAGTAGATGCTAAAGGTATTGATGAGTTGCTGATAAAGCGTCGTGGCGTCATAACCTCGCTAGTTCGCAACTCCTTGAACAACACAGGAGCTAGACTTGGATGAGTGGCACGTACCCATTGAACCCATACTTCGAAAGTGTGAAGTATTCTAAGCGTCACTATAACTTGATGAGTGAGAGCCTAAACGGACGCACACAGGTACGCTCTCTTTCATCGTCACGTAGAGAGTTCACCCTAGTTTATCCGCCGCTAACACGGTCTGAAATGGACACAGTGTTTAACTTCATCGATTCTCAGGAAGGCCCATTAGGTACATTCAGTATCTCTCTGCCAGATCCTGATTCCCCATCTTTCACCTACACTTTGACTGCTCGTCTTGCTAACGACGTGCAAGCCTTTAATTTGGGTGTAGACAACTTATACAGATACGAAGTCGATATTATTGAGGTGTTGTAATGGCTAGAGGATTAACGACTGCGGTCAAAACAGCTCTAGCTACTGATAGTTTCCGACTAGCTACGCTGATTGACATACACTTTTCTACTGTTAGGCGTATCACTGACTTTGGTCAGGACGTGACGTATAACTCTAACGTCTACTCGTCTAGCGGACATATTCTTGAGATAGACAACACCTCTGAAACAGCGGGTCTCCGAGTTAATGGCTTCAACATAACTTTGTCCGGTGTCGATCGGACATATGTGAATTTATTCCTCGCTAACGACTATGTGAACACAAAGGTCACGATCAATAGAGCGGTCTGCACGATCACAAACAACGTGGTCAGCGTAACAGGTGTCATACCCTTCTTCACGGGCTACATCGTAGGATTTGACATCAAAGACACTGACTCCTCCTCAGAATTGACGTTTGAAGTGGCAAGCCACTGGAAAGATTTTGAGAAGATAAATTGCAGGCGAACTAATACAAATTCGCAGCGTAGATATTTTCCGAGTGACAATGGCTTTGACTTTGCTAGTCAGTCGGTAACAGATATGAAGTGGGGTCGTAAGTAATGCCGTTTTGGACTGTATTCGCAATTGTACTAAGTGCAGTTTCATTCACTGCCTCTTACGTTCAAGCAAAGAAAGCGCAGAAGAGAGCAAAGCGTCTTGCCGATGAAATGGCAGGCGTTTTGGTCAATAAAGAATCAAACATCGAAGCCATACCCGTAATCTACGGTGAGCGTCGTGTGGGCGGCGTACGCGTGTACATGACTACATCCGGCGACGATAGACATGAATATCTATATGTTGCATTAGTCGTTGCCGAAGGTCGTGTAGAGCAGATTAGTGATCTTGAGATAGATGAGGTCCCAGCGACAGATAGCAGGTTCCAAGGATTAGTTAGCTGGCACTACAAACTTGGTGATGACGATCAGACAACTAGTTCAATTCTTGATGACTCGTTGATTACAGTCGATGACAGTGATCCTAACTGGGAATATCAAGGAATCGTTGTAACGAACCAAGCTTTTGTTAATAACTTTAGATTGCGCGGCGTGGCTTACGTTGCGATTAGATTGAAATATGACGCAGAGGTGTTTGCTGGCGTACCAGACTTTACCGTTAAGGTAAAAGGGCGACGTGTATACGATCCTCGTAAAGATAGCACTTCAACGCACTACGACTCTAATCTTGGTGTTTCCGATCATCGTGCTACTGACAATAGCACTTGGGATTGGTCAGATAACCCTGCACTTTGTCTGCGTGACTACTTAACAAATGAAAGATTCGGTAAGGGATTAGACGCATCAGATATTGATGATACTGAGTTTATGCAAGCAGCAGACGACATAGAGTCGTTTACTGTCACGCCATACTCCGGTGGCTCTAGTGATCATAAGCTATTTAGCTTAAATGCAGTAATTGATACGAACGAGCAGATATTCACTAACGTAGAGAAGATTCTGCTCTCGTGTCGCGGATTCCTGCCTTATACCTTTGGCAAGTACGGACTTAAAGTCGATCAGGCTGGTTCGTCAGTCATGACGCTTGGCACTGATAAGATTATTGGCGACATCAACATAGTAGGATCTCGTAAAGAGGATCGATTCAATCAGGTTATTGTCAAATTCCCTGATGCTAATACTCGGTTTCAGCCAAATAACGTCGCTTGGCCTAATCAATCTAGCAGTAATCCCACGGGTGTCTCAGACGGCAATAGCGGCTATCTCACGGAAGCACAATTACACGCTCAGTTTTTAGCAGAAGACGGTGAGTTACTGGTCGATGAGATTGACCTCGAACACTGCACTGATATTTATCAGGCTCGTGACTTAGCTCGCATTTTCTTATGGCGCTCACGTAATGCTCTAAATGTTGCATTTCAAGCTACTTCAGAAGCGATGGAGCTTACTGTTGGTGACGTTGTTTCTATCACGCATCCCACGCCTAACTGGACTGCTAAGAAGTTCCAAGTCGATGAGATGGGTATTAACTACGATGGAACGGTCACGCTTAAGTGTGTTGAGTACGACGCAACTATCTACGCGTATGATTCCGCAGTAGAGCAAGAAGACCTTATCGACATTATCACGGGTGACCCTGGTAACGTGCAGGCACCTACGAATGTCACTGGCACGAATACAGGATCAGCGTTATTAGACGATGGTACGTTCCACGCGGTTTTGAATGTCTCGTGGACAGCATCACAGGATGCAACCGTTACTGAATATCAGGTCAGATATAAGCTAGATAGCGAAACCCCTTACAAGTATTTGAATACAACAGATACTACGGTACGCATAGAAGGTATGGCTCCTGGCACCTATAACATCGGTGTGCGAGCACTGGATGGCTTTGGTGGCAAGTCAGGATTTACTGATGGGTCTAACGTAAATACAGGCATCGACACCACTATCCCTGGTGACATCACGAACACGAGCGTAACTTCTGGTATTGGTAATCTGGTTGCGTCTTGGGAAAACCCAGATGACGACGATCTAAAGCAAATTCGTGTTTACGTTGCGACTACAGATACACAGCCAACTAATCCCACGGCTGTAGTTACAGGTGAGTCTTACGCAGTAACTAATGTGGTTGGTGACAATGATGCAGCTCGCACAAGATACTTTTGGCTACAGGCAGAGGATTACTCCGGCAACGTCGGTAATACGACTGCGTCTTTTAATGGCATAGCCAATCAAGCCACAGGTGATGATATTGGCACTGGCGAAGTAGATACAGGCAACATCGCTGACGATGCAGTTGATATTACTAAGATTGCAAACACACTAGAATCAACTAACTATTCGCAAGGCTCTGCTGGCTGGAAGCTGACCACAGACGGCACCTTTGAGGCTGGCGACGGACTTTTTCGTGGAGACATTCAGGCAACAGTATTAGATGTTGAAAACGCAAACGTACACGGGACGCTGACAGCGACCAACATTGCCGCTGGTATTGTCACAGCAGACACGTTAGCAGCAGATGTATTCGCAGAGTTCGATGACAGATATGGCGGCAGTGGCGGTTTTTATCGTGCTGATAATGATGAGTTTTTTGATGGATCAGCTACTAAGTATGTCACGTTGCCCACAGTCACACATGACGACTCAAAATCAATAAGATTTCAATGCAACTTGGTCCATTCATGGGGAACTACGCAAGGATACGGCGGTGCTAACGGACTGAAAGTACGAGTTACGTTCGAGTACAGCAGTGACAATACGACTTGGGCCAAGGTGCCTAGTTCAGGTGAAAACAGTCAGGATTACTACGAACGCTCGGCTACTGTAACTACGTACACAGTGACTTCTGGTTTCGACATCGCCGCAGACATACGCTTTGAGATGACGGGCAGTAGTTTAAGTGACAACACTGCGTACTACTTCCGCGTCAAAATTGAGTATGTGTCAGCAACCAACGCATTTACTTCTGCTACGTTGGGGTCTGGAAATGGGGTCCCAATAAAATTTAATGTGCAACAGACCGCTGGCCTTAC